TTTGCATTTAAATCGCCAGTTAAATTAAATGCTTGTTGATAGTGCCCAGTAATTGCCAATGCAAAACGATGCGAATCTTGAATTTTTTGACTTACGTTTTTATCTTCCAACGAGTTAATCAATGTTCGCTCACAGAAAAAGTAATCTGGGGTTTCGTCTTTAGTCATAGCGGTGCTTCCTCAAAATTGTCCGGGTTGAACTTAGGTTCGCCCGGTTTGCTGGGCGGTAACTGGGTTGGAAAAGGCCACATTATTTCTTCTCCGGTGGTGGCGGGATCATAGTCTCGCTTGGTGGCACCCAGCCGAACTTGCGCCAGATTGTCTGCACATCGCTGCCCGACTTCCATTTGAAGTCTGGTGGGGGCATGCAAATCTTTGAGTGGGGTGGTAATGGTGTAATCATTCTGCTCTCTCCATTTGACGTTCTTGCTCTTTCTCGGACAACTGGCAGCCGATCTCGTATGCCAAGTGTTCGATTGTTTCGGCGTCCAGAATCTTGATGACGTTAACGCCCTTGTACAAAACCTCTTCAATCACCACGTCAGCGGTGTAGATTGCGAAATCCAGTTTGGTTTCGTATTCAACTACCACGGTGTCGTGGTTCAGTTCCATTTGAATTTTCATGGTGCTCTCCTTACCAGTTTGATTCGATGGTTTTCAACATGTCTGCGACTTGTTCAGATATGTCGGTGAATGCCTCGAGCACATCAGCATCAACGTGGCCGTTGTCTTTGTGGTTGGCGTAGTCGCCTTGAACCAAGATGCGATCGCCTGCCCAGCGCCCGATCATTGGGTGCTCAGGAAAGTCGCCGCCTCCTCTGCCGTTGCTGTTGGCCAACAAGGCAAACAACGCTGTGCTTGTGCTGCCGATGTGACCGACCTGCTCGTACAGCTTCAACCCGTTGTCGATGCTGTGCGGGTTAATGCGTTCTTTTTTGTCTAGGTTGTAGACCTCGTGATACTGACCCATAGCTGTCTCCTTAGCTGATGTGAACGATGGTGAAGTGGTCGCGCATGAATTGAACTGGGCTGTTGAACACCTCGTCCATGTATTGCTTGGCCACGAAGCCACCCAGAATCATGTTGTAGCAGTCGCGCTTGGCCATGTAATAGTGGTAGTCGCGTTCACCTTCACGGAAGTTCGACCATTGGTTTTGCTTGGCAAAGCGCTCAATGTCGTCATGAAGACTGTGCTCAGAGTAATAGGCCTTGAAGCCGTTTAGGTCGTAATGGGCGATGAAACCAGAGCAAAGGTTCAAGAACTTGTAGCCGGTGTTGTTCAGCTTGTTGATGTCCTTGCAGGCGGCCAGCACGTTCTTGCTGATCAAGCGCTTTTGGTTGTAGGTCAATGGTGTCATGGTGTTTACCTCGGTTTAACCGAGGGCCGAAGCCCTCAGTTGGTTTATTGGTTGGCGGTTTCGATTGCGTACACGGGGAAGTTTCTGGATGACAGGGCAATCAAGTTGCCAAATCCGTCATCAGCACAAAACACCGTGGTGGTGCGAGAGATGTAGTTCGAGGGAACTTGAAATGCCCAAAATCCAATGAGTGTTTGCATGATGATCCCCTTGATTAACGGCTGGTGGTTTTGATAGAGAACACAGCGGTGGTCTTGGTGAACTTGTTGTAGAACTCCTCGCCCAAGTCCTTGATGAATGCGTCTTTGTCGAACACAGTGCGGTTGCATTCGGTGTATGTGCATTTGAACAAAGCACCCTCAAACACTTTGGTTTCGCCGTTGATTGCAACATCCTTCATTGCATCTTTGATCTTGTCGGCTTGCTTGGTCAGCGTGGCGATCTGTGCCAACAAGGTGCCGAGTTCGTCAGCGGAAGAAGGGGTGGTGGTGATAACTGTCATTTGATTCTCCTAAACCTGCAACATCGCAGTGAGGAGAATTTTAACAACAAGTTAAAGAACCTGTAAATAGATACCCGACTAAGTTGTAGGGTTTTTATTCAACGCCAGTGATAGCCCGTTGCACCGACCATCCTCTGCGTATTCTGTAGAGCAATGTGTTCGGCTTGATTCCGAATTGTCTAGCCCACATAGAGATTGATTGCGTGACCCCTGCATAAGTCAAATTGACGTTGGCGCTAGTGTTGTTGGCTTGCTCAGTTGCAGTGGCCCATCGACAATTTTCCGGGAAGTAACCTTTGTTCCCATCTTTCCGATCAATTGAAAATCCATCTGGGGCTTCTCCCATATCAGCCAAGAAATTTTCAAATGTCTTCCAACGATCACAAACAGTAATACCTTTATCGAAATACAAATGCGATTTTTTGTTCGATTGTTTCGATGTTCTTTGAACCATCCCGCGCCAAATTTTGTACGTTCTTGTTTTTGACATTCCATGAGTTGTAAGACGCTCTGCGCTGAAATGCGTTTCAGCAGACCCACATCCACAACTTCTTACACGCCCTTTTCTAATGTAAGCACCGACCACAAAAGCAACATTGCCACAATCGCATTGGCATTTCCAAACAACGTGTTGTGCAGTTCCTCGGGTTCCCGCTTTTTCTAAAACCAACAATTTCCCGAATCGCTGGTTAGCCATGTCCTTGATCATCAAATAGCCTTTGAATGGTGATGTTTAGGGCTTTCAGTTCATCCATTTTTCGGATGCGCCACAGTGCCTTTGTTCCGTGCCATCCCATTGTGCCACGATGACAATCTGGACACAAGGCAATGCAGGTGTATTGCAAACCTTGCTCTATGTGATGAGCTTCACTTGGGCCGGGTTGGTCGCATACGCTACATGGCAAAGATTTCACAAGTCCAAGATATTTTCTTTCTCTGGCGTTCAGTTTGTTGTTCATGCCACATTCCTATCCATAGCACGATTAGAGGCCTCTGTAGACCTCCAGACGTCGATTCGAGCCTGTGCTGCCACTATGTGCCAACGTAAGCCTTCTGCGACCTCTGTGGCCGTTTTAATGGCCTTCAGGAGTTCTATGTACTCCGAGTCTGCATACGCTTCCATTTCCGCGGCTGCAACCGATTTAGCCCCATTGACGATGGCTGTCTTCATGAGCAGGGCTTTCTTACTCTTGCGGAACTCTTCGAGGTACGTCAGTTCGGCTTTTGCTTGTGCATATTTGGCGCCATTTGAGTAAATGTACTCAATTGCTTTTAGGGGATTGATGTCAGCGTGGTTCATGAAAACCTCGCAATCAGTGCCGCATCAGCCAACGCTTGGCCTTTTGCTTTTGTTCCAAGGTCTTTCCATGTTGGCCACAACTGGATCGCCCTTGAACGTGCGGCGTCCTTGTCCTTACCAATCAGCCCTGCGGCCTTTTTCCAAGCCTGTGGCGTGACTAAGGTGCTGGGCAGTCCCATAGCCCCGATAACGCCCATTACAGTCCCGCAGGAGTGGCCAAAGTTGAACATGGATACCACGCCCTGTCCGGGCATTGCATGCACCTGCTCAATGTATACATGGGTAGCACAGCACGATGCAATAAAGTCGTACAGCGCAGCCGCATTGACTCGAGTAGCCGTGCCGACTTTGTAGGTGGGCATGGCAGTCCATTCAATGGGCTGGCCGTCCTCCAAGAGAACGATGGCGCCAGATGCGCCGCAGTCGATGCCAATGACTCTCATGCTTCACCTCTTGCTCGGATTGCTGCATCAACTTCATCGCCTGTCAATACAGACCATCTTTTTTCGTGAGCTTGTCTGCATAAACTGCGATAAACATCATGATCAGCTTTTGCAATATCATCAGCCGTGTCTACATCATCTAACAACATCCACAGTTGAAGAGACTTCTCACGCCCATGTTGTGTCGCCACTTCAACCAACTTTTTGGCATACGCAAGCCCGATGACTGGCATCCAATTCACATCAGTTGCCACATGAAGTCCAGACTGTCTAGCCATCTCAATGATTTGTTCGTCAGTCATGCTTGTCCCCTTGCTCGAATTGCGTTTGCGATACTCCATGCCGCACCGTTTTGTGGCGGGTTTGATAAAAGCATGGTGTAGTCATACAGTCGTTTATCTGCTTCTTTTGCACAAGCCTCACGCTCATGCTCTGCTACCAGTTTGGCAAACTTTACGGGATCTAATTCGCCAGCAACATAGTCACCATTGTTTTCAATAACCAAGGCTTGGTCATATAATTTTGCAATTTGTTCGTCATTCATGCTTCACCTCTTGCTCGGATGGTCAAAACAGCGTTTAAATAGTAGTTATGTCGGCTTGATGCTATTTCGTGCATTTTCAGAAGTTCACCAAAAATGCGCTCACGCTCATGCTGTGCTACCAGTTTGGCAAAGGCTTTAAGAAAATCACGCACTTCGCCGACAGTAATTTGGTCGCTGTAAATATCAACCCATGTTTTGCTGCCAACATGAGCCTGTTTAGCCATTTCAATGATTTGTTCGTCAGTCATACTTTCATCTCCTTAACAACTTCTACCGTGTCCCAGCGTTCGCATGACACACGCATCACACGAGCCATTGTTTCGCCCTTAGCCGCCAGCGCAGTTGTTTTCTTGGCAACTTCAATGGGGTCGTCCCCCTTGGCGACTAAACGCCATTCTTTCGCCAGCGGCGCCTTTGTTTGGCCAACATATTGATTCATTTCTTCCCCTTCAATTCAAACTGTGGGCAGCGCTGTAGATGGAATCTCAGCGGTGGAACCGGCTTGCCCTTCTTGTCCTTAACAAAAAGGCAATCACGTCCACTCAAGCCCTTGCATTCAAAGCACACACGGCGGTCATCCAATGGATTAGTCGATCCGCGGTTCTCACGGTCACGCACCATCATGTGATAGGCCAACTCTGTGGCCTCTTCTGGCGGGCATCCAGCGGCAACAAAGGCAGCCTTGCGCCGCCCCATCACCAAGTAATCCATCTCTTCTGATTCGCTCATTCAATCTCCTAAATACCCTATGGTGGGCATAGAGATTGTAACATCAAGTTAAAGCGTAAGGGATGACCGTTATCAAAGATTTTTCTCGGTCGATGTCTATCGTGCCTTCGCAGGCGATGTTCCAGTCGTCACCATCACGCTCTGAGTGGCAGACGACCATGATGGTCACTTCTTTGCACAGGTATTCTTTTTTATCAACGAAAACACGCCATGCGTGGTCTGGAGTACCCCTGCCCGGTTGACCTCGAGACTTGTTGAACCTGATTTGAATGTGTGCCATCAGATCACCTCAGCTTGTGGTGGTGGGTTGGGGTTTTGCATCACGCCAAGATTCATGTGAATGAACTCGGTTGGTTGTTCAGACTGGTTGCGAGAGAAGCTGTGCGGCAGCCAAGAATTCGTGAGCACTAAGTCGCCGGGTGAAAACGTAAACACCACCGAATTCGACGCGGCCGTGTATTTCGATGGGTCACTTTCTCCGATGCTTGCATACACCTTCGCATGGCGGGGATCATGAAGCGTCATCGTGCATCCACCTTCGGGCACAGTTAAAAAGTAAAACGCCGTGACCTGAGTCTGTGAGTGAAGGTGTTGCTCCATCCCGGAATTCTGGTTGTGCCGTTGCATCCACATCTCGGTGAAGAACGTCACCAAGGGCGTCATGTTGTAGCCCTGCGAATTTAAGACGTTCCAAGCGGTCTGGGAGACATATTGCGCAAATGGCTGTACCTCGGGGTCAAGGGACATGTTTGCGCCCATCTGGATGTCGTGTACGGCGTTCCGCGGGCCATCGACAAAGTTCTTGTAGGCAGACGCCTTGACGATGTCTAGGTACTCTGGCTTCTTAACCAAGTAAACCGAAGACGCAAAGTAACCAACCTCATCCAGCTTGTCCATAACCACTCCTGTTGTTGCTCAAAGATTGTAACAACAGATTACAGCAAATTCGTGACGCACCACGAGTCTTTGAAATAATTACTGTATTCCTTATTTATCACCCAAAGACCCCCCTACCCCATTCAAGGAGTAGAGAGGGAAGGTGCATCACCCCACAGAGTGGATCATCATGCTACGGATTGGATACCGTATGCCCCCGGCTTGATGATTCGACCAGCCGACCGGATTATTCGGGAACTGCCCCCTAGCCCATGTGATTGATGATGACCTACGGAATCGAACCGTGAGCGGATATTCTTAGTACCCATCAAGCCGTCACTCGCCTTAGCCCTGCAACCATGCAAAGCCATCATCAATCACACGGTTGCATACCGGTTCGCGGTTTCCTTCCACGCGGCCCCACTTGCGGCCCTTACTAACGTATGGAGTACGGGTAAAGCCACAAAGCAAAAAACCCATTGGTGAACGAGCTTTAGGCTTGGTTGCCGCATGAGAGCCTGCATCGACAGGACATCCCAGCTTTGACGAAGCCCGCTCACCAATGGGTTTGCGGTTGCGTTTCGATGAACTACAACGGGTTACCAATCCGTTGATGTTTGGATTATACACAGATAGAACTGTTGTCAATAACTTTTTTTAGGTGGGGTACTCGCTGCGTCTGGCGTCTCTTTATGTGCCCTGTCTAGAACAAGTAACCAGCATCCGCTTTTCCCCGAAAAGATTGTTGGTGTGTGCATCGCAGGGTGTATCTGCACACGGCGACCCTTTCAGCTTTCGCTTACTCGCCCCCAACCCATTACCAACACGACTGGGGACTGTTAGCCCGACTTGGCATTAACCCGGTATTTGTCGGTTTATTCCAGCGGGTAAGCCATTTATGCCAATCACCATGCGTGTTAGTTGTTGGTGGCTCACATAAAGCAGTGTTACCTAGAAGGAATAGAAGATGAATTGACTCCACCGGCGCTAACCCGATGCACCACCAACGAAAAAATTATATCTCCATTATTTTGGCCACTACAGCAAACAGCCCGTTGTTTTTATGCAAGTCATTCGCATCCCAACCCTTTTCATCGGCCATGACGTAAGGCTTGCCAGTCTCCTTAGCAGTTGCCTCACCCACGCCCGACTCGTCGTTGTCCGAAAATATTTTGACAGAGCCTTGCAGCTTCTCAGCAACCGACTTCATGTTGTTTGCAGAAAAACAAACGACAACCGCATCTTGGTGGCCAATCGACCTCAAGGCCTTCAATAACGACAAGCCCGTTGCATAGCCCTCTACAAGCCATGCCCCTTGGTTCCTCGGCCCCATCCACATAACTGCGTCTTTCGCCCGCATACCGAATATCATTTTCTTGTGATATTTGCGCTCATGATCATCCCACCAGATCGTCTGGACGCCCTGCAAATCATTCGTGATGACGTTG